CTATTATCTCGAATGCAACGAGGACTTATTTTTCGCAGTCGCTCACGACACAAAATCGTGTTCTCATAATCTTGTTGGGCAAGTTGTATCGGCTATGGTCAGATGTGGCTTGCTTGACAAAAATATTTATGACGAACACGGTGTATTAACATCTCGCGGCATTCAGGAACGATGGCTTCATGCTGTTAAGCGGCGTAAGGCTGTTGACACGGAAAAATACTGGCTGCTTGATTCTATTCCAATTAATGTAGACAATAATTCAATTAGTGTCGACATAAATGAAGAAAATGTTGCAATGTGTATACACGATTCAACAAAGGAAAAGGAATATGTAAATGATAAGAATAGATTTATTAATAGGGGGGAGGTAACGCACACACACATATGCGCGTCATTTGATGAAGTATGGGAGCTATATTCGGATTATTACGGAAAAAGGGATAAATGTAAGTTGTTTTCTCTATGCGAAAAATACGGCTATGATTCCGTTCTTGAGGCAATTGACACCGCAGGAGACAGAGCTACGATGAATCCCATTAAGTATGTCGAGCAGATTTTGTTCGTGTCTGAAGAATGTGTGAGGGCTTAAAAAATGCTAGTAGAAAACAAGATCATTGACGGGAAGGTCGTCGTTGTTGACAAGGTTCAAGTAGCTATTGAGCGTTTGCGGGCTTTTGAACCGCCAGAAGGATATAGGTTGGCATACAGTGGAGGAAAGGATAGCGCTGTTATTAAAAAACTGGCTGAGATGGCAGGTGTGAAGTTTGAAGCGCGTTATGAATGCACGAGCTGCGATCCTCCGGAGCTGGTGAGGTTTATCAAGGCACAAAAGGACGTGCATTGGCGGCAAAAGAACTGGAGCAATATCCTAAAATCAAAAGACTTTATCTGCGAGCGTTTGAAAAAATGCTGGAAGAGCGTAGGAGCGCAGGCTTAGAAGGAAAAAGGAAGACTCCGGAGGAAGTTATGAGCTGGTGGTTGGGTAAAGAAGACAAGAGGGAAGGTGTTCAGGTGTCTCTACTGGATAGTCAATTCTTAGGGGAATAAAGATGACCAGCGAAGATATATGCCTTTTATGGCTGATAACCTTATGCGCTATAGGTAAGCTGTGCGACATGTTGGAGGTGATGTTGTGAGTAAATACAAGGCAAAGAAAACGCTTTACAACGGTGTTTGGTACGGCAGCAGGAAAGAAGCACAGAGAGCGTGGGAGCTTGATATGCTGCTTTTTGCCGGTGAAATATCAGACCTGAGGCGGCAGGTGCCGTTTCAGTTGTCAGTTTGTAAATACGTTGCCGATTTCGTTTACAAAAATAAGGACGGCAACGAGGTCGTGGAAGACTGCAAAGGCTATCGCACCGACATTTACAGGCTCAAAAAGAAAATGATGAAGCACGAACTGGGGATTGATATTTATGAAACATAACGGACGGGATTTATCCACGATGCTGCCGCCAACGCTGCCGGAATGGCGGTATAAACTGGAGTACATGCGTTGCGGAAATAAATCATACAGAACGCTTTGTTCGTGGACGTGTTACCGTGCCGCAGAAAAACAAATACCCCCGAAGAAAAAACGGGGAAAGAAAACTGCAAAGGTCGCCGAATAACTTTTGGAGGAGTAATCATAAAGTGAGCACAAAATTTCACCCGGTTAAAGGCGTGCCGGTTCAGAAACAGGGGCTGGTTTATTACTCGATGCAGAATACCGATAAGGCATCGCCGGATGTTATCAATGCATGCGAAAGGGCGATATATTATATCTGCAACAACGAAACCGACAAAGCAATGCTGCGGGAATATGTAACGACCGGTCGGTCGTGTGCGTATGTTGCAGATAAACATTTTTGCGAACCACGGCGGCTAAAGCGGTTGTATAAAAAATACATGCGGTATGCCGTGTGGTTTATTACGGCGATATGAAAAGGCGTTTTAAGCCTTTTTTTGCTTTGTCAATAGTTTTTTGAAAAATGTCACTTTGGCGTCATTTTTTTTGGTAGTGTGGAAATAAGAGAGGAGAAAAAACTATGGAACGCAGCGCAAAGGCTGATAGATTCTGCGAGCTTGTTGCACGTGGTAACGTTACGCAGGCAGAAGCGTACAGACAGGCAGGATACGCCGTTAACGGTACGCAGAAAACAACAAGAGAAAGGGCGCATGCTCTTTCAAAACGCCATAAAGAGCATATTGACGAACTGAGGCAGGAGTATCTTGAAGAGCTGCGCCGTGCAGCCGCCTGGTCGAAAGAAGAAGCGCTGGTTGCGCTCAAGAAGGTTTTATCCGATTGTGTGGACGAAGAAGGGCACGTGTTAGAGAAAAAATCTTACATATCCGCGTGCGCTGAGCTTAACAAAGTGTGCGGACACTACGCGCCCGAGAAACATGTGGTCGGGGGGAATCTTAATATGGCAGACGCGACAATCGATGATATTATGGAGAACTTGGGGTACGAAAAAAAGTGACGGTTAAGGAAGCGGCATTCCTGGAGCTGTGCAGACGAGATTATAAAGCGTACGTGGCTTTTGTGCACGGAAACAGGTGGATAGCCGGAAAAGCAGTATCGTTTATTTGTGAACGAGTGCAGGGATTTTTAACGACAGTCACAGGCAACGCATACGACATTCTTGTGTTGTCCGTACCGCCTCAGCACGGTAAGTCTATGACGGTTACGGAAACATTGCCGTCATGGTATCTGGTCAAATACCCGGAGAAGCGGGTTATAGAGATAAGCTATTCCGAGGACTTTGCGCAGCTGTTCGGCAGGCGCAACAGAGCGAAGCTCATGGAATACGGCGGGTATTTCGGCGTGAATCTTTCTGCATCACCTAACTCCAACACCGAGTTTGAGACGATAAAAGGCGGCGGAATGATATCCCGTGGTGTTACGTCCGGCGTGACGGGACGGCCGTGTGACTTGATGATAATTGACGACCCGGTGAAAAACCGTATGGAAGCGGACTCTGAAACGTACCGTGAGCGGCTGTGGGCTGAGTGGCAGGACTCGTTCAAAACGCGGCTTGCGGCGGGGGCAAAGGTGATACTCATACAGACGCGGTGGCACGAGGACGACCTTGCAGGGCGAATTATTGAGCGTGAGCCGAATGTTACTGTTATCAATCTGCCGTGTGAAGCTGAGAAAGATGACCCGCTCGGCAGACCGATAGGCGCGGCGTTGTGCCCCGAGATAGGCAAGGGCGACAGTTGGCTTGCTGATTACAAAGCATCGTATACAGACGGCACGCGGACATGGCAGGCGCTTTATCAGGGGCACCCGACAACAGAAGAAGGTAACATCATCAAACGCGAGTGGTGGAGATGGTACGACACAGCTGATGAACCGAAGTATATGCGGACCGTTATATCCGTTGACGCAGCGTTCAAGGACGGCGAGGATAACGACAACGTGGCGATATCCGTATGGGGAAAGACCGGTGCTGATATATATCTCCGTGAAATGGTGTGCGAACACCTTGATTTTGTCGGGACAGTCGCCGAGATAGAACGCCTTGTAAGAGATTATCCGGAGTATAACGCTGTTTACATCGAAGACAAAGCGAACGGATCGGCGGTTATAAGCTATCTCAGGCGCAAGATACACGGTATAATACCCGTCAACCCGGCAGGCGGCAAAGTCGCGCGAGTGAACGCCGTTTCGGGTGTTATCGAGGCGGGGAACGTACACTTGCCGAAAAAAGGAAAGAACGTTAAAGCGTTTATTGACGAGTGCGCTGCTTTTCCGCGGGGTGCGCATGATGATATGGTTGACAGCATGAGCCAGGCATTGGCAAGGGAGTATTACAGAACAGCAGCGGAAAAACAGCAGGAGAAACACAGCAGGCTATACGAGTTTTACGAGCCGCCAAAAAAACCTTTGGGTAAAGGCTCGAAGATAAAAGCGTTTTAGAAGGAGCGAGGGAAGAATGCTTGAGATATTAAAAAACCTGATGACAACTGTTTGGAAAGACCGAACGGTTGCGACGGAAAAACCAAAAGTATCAAAGGAAAAGCTGCTGGCGAGAAAAGATGCTAAGCGATGGAGCGATATTTTGTATAACGTTACCGTCTATGACGGTACAGAAAGGGGGCAAAGACGAATTGACAGATAATTACAGTAAGGCTGATACAACGGATATCTGGAAACTGTACGAACAGGGTAAAGATTTTCTTGACCAAATGGATATGGTGCAGAAGTCAACACAGGCGTACAGGTTTTACGAGGGCGACCACTGGCACGGGCTTGACAGCGGCGGGGAAAAAATGCCTGTTATTGAGATAATAAAGCCCGTTGTTGATTATAAAACGACCATACTGACGCAGAACAACGTGCAGGCAATGTACACGTCTCAAAACTACGATGCGCTGCCTGAAGAACGGACGGCGCTTAACGACATATGCGAGAAACTGAGCAATCATTTTATCCGCTTTTGGGAAAACTCGTCTATGGATACGGCGGTGTACGATGTGGTCAAAGATTCTATTATAGTGGGCGATGCTTACATGTACATGTATTTCGAGCCGTCCGGGAAGATGAAAAACGGCGTTGAGGTTGACGGTGAGATACGCACAGAAAGAATTGATAACACCAACATCATGTTTGCTGATGAAAACGAGCCTGATATACAGAAACAGCAGCATATACTTGTGATATTCCGTCGCACGGTAAAAAGCGTCAAGGAAGAAGCAAAGAAAAACGGCATAAAAGCTGAGGATATACGCCGTATAGTCCCTGATGACGACAGAGACATGAGGACGGGGTATACCGAGGAAGTCAAAAACAATTCAAAGTGCCTTTGCATAATGAAGCTGTGGAAGGAAAACGGTACGGTGCATATAGCGAAGTCGACAAAGAATGTTGTTTATCAGAAAGATACCGATTTAACGATATCGTCTTACCCGATAGCATCGTATGTATGGGAACCTAAAAAGGGGTTATGTCGTGGGGTATCCGAGGTGACGAAGTATATCCCCAACCAGATATGGGTGAACCGCTTGGAAGCTTATCGTCTGATATCCGCGAAGATGTCAGCTTTTCCAAAACTTGTTTACAGCGACACGCTTGTTAACTCCGAAGATGTTGACGCTGTCGGTGTGGCAATAGCAGTGCAGGAATCAGATACGCGTTCTGCATTGCAGTCTGTGGGGTACATCAATCCCGCGCCGATGTCCTCTGATGCAAAGATGGTACTTGACGAACTGATGACCTACACAAAGGACGCAGCGGGCGCGTCGGATATTGCAACAGGACGCGAGCGGTCGGATAACTACTCTGCGCTTCTTGCGGTGCAGCAGGCGGCGGCGATGCCGTTACAGCGACAGGGCGAACGGTTCAGGCGGTTTACTGAGGATATTGCCCGTATACTTTATGATTTTTGGCTGTGTTATTATCCTCAAGGCGTGACCGTTGCTGACGATGAAACAGGCGAGTCGACCGTGATATCACAAGAACAGCTGAAAAACCTTAAGGTGCAAGTTAGGGTTGATATAACGCCGGTATCACCGTTAAACAAGCTGACGGAACAGCAGAAAACCGATAATCTGTTGTCAGCACAACAAATATCATTTGATGAATACGTTTATATACTGCCGGATGACGAACCGCTAAAGCCGAAGCTGGAAGTTATTCTTGAAAGACGCCAGGCTCTTATGATGCAGCAGGCGCAGCAGCAACAGTTGATAGCAGAACAGGCAGCGGCGCTTGACCAAGCCGCAACGGAAAACATAGAACAACGCTCAGCGCTTATGCAGGCAGATGAAGAACGCCGGTACGCGCAGATGGAAGGATACACCGAAGCCGCGGTAAACGCGGCGGCAGCAAAGGAGGAGTGATAAATGGCAACGGCATATGAACTTTTGGAACAGAGTTATAAAAAACAGCAGGACGCTATCAACGCGCAGCAGGCAGTACAGGAACA